TGATCGTTCAGTTCTTTGTAACCACCAGCGAAAGACTTGCGAAGACCAGGATACTTACGCTTCATCAGTTTCTCGATGCGAGCATCCTCAACAATATTCACATAGTCTTTCGGGCAGTCATGAAAATCACGCCAGTCTTCATTAGGAGTAAAGAGAGCATGACCCACCTCATGACCCACCAGCATATCATATACGACGCTAGAAGCACGGTCCCAGTTCGGCAGGGTAAGCACACGGTTATCCACATCAAAGGACGCTGTAGGGACCTTACGGTGCTCTACGACGAGGTTCTCGGTTGCCAGCAGGCGGGCAAGGTTGCCTTTGATTTCCTGGTTATGCATGGGTCTCTTTCGCTTATGGACTAAGCATAGCAAAAGGGGCACCCCCTTGAGGGCACCCCTAGTCCAGTTCCGAAACTGTCTCCTGGATGACGGAAAAATTCTTTTCCTTCACCGCTGTAAGAGTTCTATCAAACTTACCATCTAAGTTTTCTCTATGACTGATGACATACACATTCGAGTTATCATCAAAGTTACGGAGGATCCAACTCAGATCCATACCACCCTGTTGATCGAGAGAACTATCAAAGATCTCATCTAGAATAAGGAGGTTAGTATCCACGCTATTCTTGAGCTTAGCAATACTTCTCCAAGTAAGCAGAAGAGCAATATCAATACGAGATTTCTCTCCTTCGCTGAAACTATCATATGAAAACACATCTCTATATCGTGACTTGATGATCTCTTCAAAGTTCTCGTTCAGCGTGAAATTCACATAGAAGTCCATACGTTGGAGATACTGATTAATCATCTGGTTCATCGCTGGGAGATAGGTCTTGATAATCCTAGTCTTGATCCCGTTGTCTTTCAACAACTGCGATGCTACCAATAGTGTATCACGATCCTTCTTGTATTCAGCATAGGTCTTGCTGAAATCTTTTTTTTCTGTTACAAGACCTTCGAGTTTGACGAACTCCAGTTTCTTGTCAGGATTGATCTCTGCAAGTTCTTTGATCTCTTTTTCTATATCACCGATTCCTTTTCGTATGGAAGTAATCTGATAATTCGCTTGAGTAATAGAAGAGTTGAGGCTAAGTACAGTTTGCGATAGTCTTGTGAATTCATTCTCTCGCTCCTCTTCTTTAGAGATTGCATCCAACAGATCTTCGATACCTGTCTGCAGATTATTTAACTCACCTTCACCTTCAGCAATCTTACTTTGTCTAAAGTCTTCACTCAAGTCCTGAGTGCAGGTAGGACACACATGGTTGTCTGTGAAGAACGAATGTTCTTTCTGACAAGATGAAAGTTTTGATTGGATTTTAAAGAGAAAAGTGTTTAACTTCTTCAATTTACCAGAGGAAGTTGATAGGTCCTGCATATCTTTAGAATGTTTTTCGACTTCTAAAGTCAGACGCGCAACTTCTTCGTGCTGATTGTTTTCATCTTGTAACAATTCAGCAATCTTATTTTCCTTCCGAGTGATCTCTTCTTTGGTCTTCTTCTCCAGTTCAAGCATATACTTTTTCTGGAGATCGATCTTCTCTTCAAGAAGATGCAGTTGATAATCAAGTGTCTTGATCTGCTCGTTGTTCTCTCGAACTTTATCTTTGAGAAGAACGTTCATCGTAGAGAATACTTGAATGTCAAGAATGTCTTCGATGATCTCACGTCGTTGTGCCAGAGGCAGACGCATGAATGGAACAAACGTTGAGGAACCTAGCACCACGATCTGGGTGAAAGATTTGTAGTTCATCTTGAGAACATTCTGTTCGAAGTTCTTTTGTTGATCTACAGCAGAAGCTTCTTGGTTCCACAACTGTCCGTTGCAATAGATCTCAAATTTGTTTGGTTTGATCCCGCGCACCACTTTGTAATCCATCTTACCGATGCTAAATTCAATTTCAGCATGACAGTCTTTTTCGTTGATACTATTAACCAGCAAAGGTTTATTGATCTTACGAAATGGTTTGCCAAACAGAGTAAAGGTAAGAGCATCTAGAATGGTGCTCTTACCTGCTCCGTTGTTCCCAACGATTAGATTTGTTTTTGCTCCTTGCAAATCCACTTCACTAAAGACATTCCCTGTTGAGAGGAAGTTCTTCCATCGGATCTTTTTAAAAATAATCATTCTAAATCATCAGGCGGGATCAAAAAATCGTCAGGTGTAATGACAGAGAACTTCTGCCCTCGCTCCTGACATGCAGTAATTATAACATGGTCGTCAATCTCTACGACCATCATGGGAGGATAATCTTCATCATCCTCCAGCATCATGAGGTAACGATCAGCATCATCTTCTTCCTGGAAAATAGGAATTACTCTATCTCGATCTTCATCAAATACAGAATAGACACCATCTGGGTGATCTTCCAGGGTTACGATGTACATGTTACGCAACGTTGCAACTCTCAATATATAGATTTCTCATCAAGCTCTTAAGACTTGACTTATCTACGGACATCTCTACCTCATCAATATATTCGTTGAGGAGAGTAAGAGTATCTTTGGTGGATACATCGATGTCTTCCTGGTCGTCTGTGCCGACAAGATTTTCAACAATCTTTACGTCATGGACTCCTACGTTGTAAAGACGATCAACCAACGTTTCGAACATTTGGTAGTCTCGCTTTTCTCCAACGATGATCTTGATGTACTTGTCTTTATAATCAGACACATCGAGTTCGTTGTAGTTCCCCATCGTGTCGTCATAGACGATCTTTTCGAAGATCTCGAACGGGTTAGGGATAAACTCAAGTTTATCACTTTGAGTATCGTAGATATGGAATCCACGAGTGTCCTTGTAATCATTCCAATACATCTGATAAGGGTTGCCAAGATATTGGACGTTTCCTTTCTTTGACTTGTGATGGAAATGTCCCGACCACACGCGATGAAAACGATGGAAGAGTTTGTAATCCATACCATGTTCCATGAACATGCCAGGAGTAACTTCAAATCCATTCAGTTCTAGGTGACCACAACAAATATCAGCATCAGAAGTTTCAAGTAGATTCAAGACATCATCACGGTTCTCTGAGTTGATCCAAGGCAACATCAGGAACTTCTTGCTGCCCAAAGTAAGATGCTTTGGATTAGAATAAATTGTGATGTTTGAATACTGCTCCAGTAGAAGTTCTGGTGAATTGATGCGATTAGTATTCTTGTAATAAGTGCAGTGATTGCCGAGAAGCATATGCACTTTATACTTTTGCAGTCTATCAAAGTAATGGGACTTTACACGATGGAAAGTGTTGAAGTCCATTGACTTGCGATTGTCAAAGGTATCACCCAGATCAATGATATGAGTAACTCCTTTCTTCTCCAGTGTAGGGAAGAATACTTCATCGTAGAACTTCTGAAAGAAAGTCCAGAATGCTAGGGAACCTTTGCGTCCATCAAGATGCTGATCCGTGATTAGTGCGACCTTCATAATTTACCTCCAACAGTTCCATCAAATGTCCTAGGCGATTCGTAGTTTGCCCAATTGGTTGCTTTACCTTCCAAGTAGAATTGCGTTCCACCCAAGACACTTTCTTTCGTAAGTCCTGTGATGTACTCCTTGCCATCCTCACCATAGCTAATCCACGTTCCAAAGCGTTTCTGTTCGACACGGAATTTTCCATAGGGTGTTTCATACCATTCATAATCTTGAGTTTCACTCATCGGTTCATTCTAGTTTCGATGTTTTCCTTGATGCTACCCATGTCAGAATAGGAAGCGTTCATACCTGACATTGTACCATCATATGTGTCGGTGTGCATAACTTCGTCATATCCCGAACGCTCAAGGATCTTACCTTTGATTTCGAGTTGTTTCTTTTCTTTCTGAATACGACGTAAGAATGCGTAATAAATGATTTGAGTGAAGTAAGCAAACGGGTTTGTTGATTTCTCTGGATCAAAATTGTCAATATACTGTAAGCAGTTTTCAATACCGTCACAGATCATGTCCTCACGGAACATGTAATTGACAAAGTTAGGTTTATAAGAAAGGTGCGTGGCAATCTTCAGGAAACATTCACCTAGGTAATTTGTCACCCTAGGTCTTGGTTTGCCAAGTTCCTTTGCTCTTTGAACCTTGTTTCGATACTCCGTGATCGCAGCAAGGAACTCCTTATTATTGACGTAGTTTTCTGTTTGCTTTTTTCTTGTCATTACTGCGAATGTCACGGTGTTCTCACATCATTTGTATCAAGTGTAGCATGGTAAAGGTCAAATGTAAAGGGGGCTTGACATCACCTCAGAAACCCAGTACAATAACTCTGTCAAGGGTTCAAGAGAGTTATAGCTTTTAACTTTTCTTATAGATGTCCTCTAGAGATTTTTTCATCTCTTTTATTGAACCTAGATATCCCGACCTTCTAGGTAATTTATGCCCTTTGCCTGCTAGAGATTTTCCACTCTCTAGTCGGTTGAGGGTTTTTTCATAGAACTCAACTAGTTCTCCTTCAACTTCAGTCATGGTAATTACATGATCTCTTTTGATAATAAACATATCATCAAACGTTGCAGAGATCCATTCCTTTAGTGCAAACCCAGTTACTTCCATGTTACCTTTCTTTTGTTTAGCATTTTCAACTGCTAGGGGTCGGTCCAACATAAGCTTGTCTTCATCGGGAAGGTAGCAGACTTTTGCCACTACCTCTTCCCCAGATACTAATTTGAGTGTTGCGTAAAACTCTTCTTCCATATTTAATTTGCTCTAAGATTTACTTTTATAACCTCATACTTAAAGTTTTCTTCGTTGTAAATATTGACTCTTTCGTTCAGATGTTTGAGGGTGTAATTCTGTCCGCCAATATCATCAGCGATATCATATAAGGTTGCCATGTCCTTTCCTTCACCTTTACGTAGGACTCTTCCGATGGACTGCAGGTTACGAATGCGCGACTTGCTGGGTGAAGCGAATATAATGTTGTGTAATCGTTTGATGTTGATACCAGTTGAGAATGTTCCGTATGAAGCGATGATAACAGCGTTATTCTCAGTCTCAGTAATTTGACGGACTTGTTCTCTGTCCTCAACATCAGTCCCACCATGAACGAAAAAGATTTTCCGTGCGGGATCTATGGTGTTATTTATCAATTCAAAAAGTGGTTCCCCATGCTTCTCAATATAGTTGAACAACACAAGTGTATTACCTTCTATGTCCTTGACTAGATTCTTGATCAGATTGTTTCTTCCACGATGCTCCACCAGATAATCAATTTCATCATGATATGATTCAAAATATTGCGGAGCATGTTTGCATAGAAGGATTTTGATCCTAAATTTAGATAGGTGCCCTTGACGAATTAGATCATCTGTTTTAGTTACACGCTCACAATTACCAAATAAACCTTCTAATACCCACTTATGTGTTTTACTACCGTCAAGGGTTCCAGTAAATCCAAATCTGTATTTTGCATTATGAAGCTTTGTCATAATGCCTGTTAATGACTTAGACTTGAAGAGATGAGCTTCGTCTCCAATCACACAATCAATATCATCAAAGTAACGCTTGGGAAACTTGTAGATGGATTGCCAAGTTGAAATGATGATCGGTTTATCAGTATTCTTATCCTTACCAGAGTAAATCTTATGAACATGATCATCCGCATTCCAACCATAATCAATAAAATCATTAACCATCTGTTCTACGAGGGACGTAGTAGGGACGATGATCAGCGTCTTCTTGTGGGTAGCAGTATAATATCTGACGAGGGAATAGATCATCAGAGACTTCCCAGACCCCGTAGGAGAAAGAAGTAGTTTGCGGTTGTTCTTTATCGCTTCATAGACAGCGTTGTACTGATAGTCGCGTGGAGCAATTCCCGCTCTGGTGATCTTGTCCATAAAAGTTTTGATACCAGCAGGAGAAACAAAGTCATTAGTTTCTTCAACATCGCCATACCAATCATTCTTTTCATATTCGAGAGTGTATTGTTTTTCATCTGCCCATACCTTGAGGTGTTCCATCAACCCACCATAAAGTTCGCCTGTACCAGGAGAGTACAGACGAATGGTTCCATCCCAGTATTTGTACCTGGGGTTCTTCTTTAGAAATTTTGCTTCAGGTACTTCAAAAGAAAAATAGTCCGCAAGCTCCATATGCACATGGGGCTCAACGGACTGTACAGTTACATAAACTTCATTCTTCTTTTTTACGGAGATGAGTGTCATTATTGTCCATTAATAAATTTCTCCCATTCAATAGCACTCTTGATCTGGAATCCTCTATTAGAAATTTGACGCATGACTTGATCTAACCAGTACAACATCTGGTCTAAGTATTTGATCTTTGCCTCAAGATTGACGATATCATCGTCTGCCTCAAGATAAGTTTTCATTTTTTCTGAAGTCTTAATGCTAGATCCGAATGGTTTTGAGGCGTAAGTCTTAGCGTCTGCCTCACCAGAATAATACTCACGTTTCTCTTTAACCAACTTTCGGATCTCAAACTCTAACGAAGTCTTGATCTGAGAAATGTCAGTGTAATGGTTTAAGTATTTATTATGTTGAAAAGGGATGTCTAACGCGAGTTGTCCCAGATCTGTGGTATATTGTTTATTCTTAAACTGAAAATCAACGGCACTGTCTTCTGCCCATTCTTCTCTCAGTTGTTGAAATTTATTACGAAGAGTTTCAAAATTCATATAGGTCTTAAAGATTTATCAGAAATAAAAAACTGTTGATGCTTGAATGTAACTTCAGCAGTAATGTATTCTACATCTGTGATTGTAGCATCAAACTGGAGATTTGAAAGTGAAACTGGAAATATGTTTCTGAAGTCAATAATAAATGCTGGGTTGTATTGAGATGTAACAATATGCAATTGTGCATTTGTGTAAATATCTTGCTCTGTGGTTTTTCTTGCCATTTGATCTGCATTTCCATTATCACGAATCCACGAATAAATGCTGCTATAATTTTTTAGATCTTCATCCACAATAAAACGCACAACAAAATCTCCAAAACTAACTCCACCACCAGGAATAATAGGCAAGTTTCTAAACGGACTTGCTATTTCTGTTGTTGGCATGTTAATGTCTGGGATGTTTGCTGATTGGCAAAAGAAATCTACTCCTTCAAACCTATCTAGTTTGAGAAGATATCCAACTGGATTTAAAAAATTTCTATTTTTAGGTTGTTCTTTATACCACTCAGCTGTCACATCAACTTCCCAAGCTACTACTTATTTATCCTTGAGAAGTTCCTCCATTCTGCGTCGCATATTAGTGCTATCCTGCTTCATATAATCTCTACATGAATACCCACGCTGCCCTCGTATGATGCATGTTCCTTGATAGAACATTGTGGCAGCAAATACTAGAAGGAAAATAATTCCAATTATTTCAGCGTAATGTTGAGCCATGGAAATACAGGTGGTATAACTCCTATGAGCCTGAGGAGACCTTCAGCAAAAAGAGCAAGAACGAACCAACCGACACACATAGAAATAATACTAGCGTTACGGTTGTGGCGTCGTATTGCATCATCGATCATCTCCTGACATTCTCTTTTTGTTACTAGAGTTTCTGGTTCTATCTTGTTCATTCTGTGTGCCATAAGTGTTCTCCCATTCGGGTTCGTACATAGGACAGGGTTCTTCCATTAGGATATTCATCCTTGCCCTTGCAACTCTTCTGTATAGATCATCTAAGACCATTCATCTTCCTCCTCTTCATCCCAAACGATATAAGGACCATGTTGCATCCTTTCGAGCTCTTTGGTTTTTGCGGCAAAAGAAGCAGTCTCTCCCACCCAGAGTGCCATCTTCATAACGATAAAAATTATCGCTAGTGGAGATAAACACAGCAATAGGATGAGGGATGATTGATTCATGTGGAATACTCGTTTAGTAAATCAAGAACTCTATTCAACGCATCATGTGCGCCGTCGTGCCACTCTTTGCCTTTGGCATAGTGTGTGCCATTGTAGAGTTCGTTCTTCATTTTATAAACTCTTGCAAGGATGTCAACCTTACTCATACGACCTCTTGGCATTTCTTTACAAAACATATTATAACTACTATTTACAAAAAAAGGGACCCCCGAAGGAGTCCCTGTGTTGTTTTGTGAATACGGATCACATGAGGTTCTTAACAAGTACTCTTCTGTAGTACTGGTTGACGTTAGCGGTGAGTTGCTCAGCGTCAGGGGTGCCTGCTACTGACTCAACGAATGGGTTCGAAACCATGCCGTAACGAGTCTTGAAGCCAATCTTAGGCTGGAAGGTGTTAGGATCGATCGAACGTAGCATCTGGAGGGGAACGTATGGGCAGTAGAATACGCCTGCGTCATAAGGTGAAGTACCCTTATAACCAACAACGTAGAACTGGTTTGCCGAAACGTTTGCTGAATAAGGATCAACATAGACCTTGATTCTGCCGTTCATGGTGCCTACTAGGAGGTTACCAGTGTCATCAACTTCACCGATGGAAGGACCACCAGCGCCGCCTAGACCTGAGGAGTAGTCAAGGGTTCCAGACATAGCGAGAGCAGAAGCAACATCAGCAGAAGTGATGATGAAGTTGCCCTTACCTCTACGGGTTTGCTGAGCGATTGCGTTAGCGTCGCGCTCAACTTGGAACATTAGACCCTTGAACTTCTCAACTGACCAACGACCGTTTGAATCAACGTCGAGATCGAAGATACCAGGATTAGCAACGTTGTTCTGAGCACCAGGCTTAGCGATGGTGTATACAGTACGAACGACTTCGCGGTTGATTTCAGCAAGGATCTCGCTGGAAAGAAGGTTAGCGAGTTCCTGCTCAGCATCAAGACCATGGATTGCCTTGAGGTCTTGTGCTAGTTCTAGAGTGTATTCTGCCTTGAGTGCTCTGGTACGTGCAGTAACAGCAGTCTTCTCAATGCTGAAGCTCATCTCGTTGAACAGAGTTGCGCCTGAACCTAGGGTCTCAGCGTTCTCTCTTGCAATACCTCTTTCGCCACGCTCATAGGTGCCACCATCGTTGAGGAGACCTGGGTTTGCGTCAGCGTTGGAAGGATTGACAGTACCACGAGGATGGGTGTCATCGCCACCTGCAGCGTTTGTCTGGTTGTAGTTAGCAGAACCAGCAGAAGATGCAGAGAAGTTGCTATCAGGCTCGTTGTAGAGTGCCTCAGGACCGCCACGGAGGGTCGAACCTTGCTCCTGATAGTGAGACTTCATTGCGAAGATTAGTCCAGTAGGACCGCTCATTGGTTGAACACCGCAAATATCATAAGCAACGAGGTTAGGCATTGCTCTGCGGATTAGAGAGATCATAACAGGATCGAAACCTGCAAGACCACCAGTTTGTGTTCCTAGTGCTGAACCTGAAAGACCAGCAGCACCAATAGCACCAACAGTGTTGGATGCTTCGTTTAGCATACCGCGCTCTTCGCGTAGTTGCTTCTCTGTGTTTTCTAGCAGAACAGCGGTAACAGCCTTTCTATAGTTGTCCTTGATGGCACCAGCGCCTTCATGACCTAGAACAGGGTTCCACTTTTCTGTTAGAGCTTTTGCGTTAAACATTTGTTTGCTCCGTTGGAAAAATAGGGGGTTATAATCAGGACCAGCGGTTGAGTGCTTGGAGGTATTGTGCCATTGCTGGGGTTACCTCTTCACCACCTTCTACTGGGGTTTCATCTGCAACTTCTGCGGGGGCAGCGATTGACTCTTTGAAGTAAGACTCCTTGATGGTTTTTACCTTCGAGGCGAATGACTCTTCCGAGACAAACTCTAGACCCTCAGCAAGTGCTGCGAGTTTTTCTTTCTGAGTATCAGCGAGTCCTTCCGAAACGGTGTTCAGAATGTTTAGTTTAGCTGACTCATTCAGACGATTTTGTAGTTTCACGTTAGCCTTAACCTGTTCGTCAAGACGCTCTTCCATTTCACGAATTTGATCTGCCATACCTTCTACCACATCAACCTTTTCGTCGGGGATAGCGATATAGTGCTCTTCAAAGAGACCCTTGAGACCTGCGATGAAGTCTTCTGTGATCTCATTTCTGATTCCACGGTCAATAGCAACCTGATTTTGCTCCATCCATTGA